TAGAAAAAGATAAAAATAAATTTCAAATTGTTCCACGTGAAATAATTATAGCACAAGCAGTAATAGAAAGCGATTATGGTACAAGTAGATTTGCCAAAGAAGCAAATAATCTATTCGGTATAAGAACTTATGATTTATCAGTTCCGCATGTAAAACCTTTAAATCAGCCAGAATCAAAGTTTGGTTTAAAAAAATATAAAGATAAATGCGATTCAGTTGTTGATTATTACAAAGTTATTAACAATGGACATGCTTTTGAAAGATTTAGAGAAGTAAGATATCAAATGGTTTTATTAGATGAGATTGATGTTTTTGAGTTAGCAGAAACATTAGAAAGATATGCTTCTAATCCTAATTATGTAAATTTAGTTAAAAAAACCATAAAAATGCTTAAAAATGAAAGAGTATCAGATACAAATTAAGCTAGTAAAGTATTTAAAAAGTAAAAAATTATCAAAATTTAGATTTTTCCATGTAGCAAATCAAGGTATAAGATCAACTAAATATAAATTTTTATTAAGTTCTATGGGTTTAAAAGGTGGTTGCCCTGACTTAATACTAGAATTTAAAGGGGGACACATGGTTTATGTTGAAATTAAGGCTCCAAAGGGTGTGTTAAGTAAAAGCCAAAAATTATGGTATAATATATCTTCTGCCCTAAAAACACCACATTACATACTGAAAGGCGAATTTAATGATTTAAAAAAACAGATGGATAGTATATTAACAAAACATTACAAAGCATAACAAAAAAAATAACTAAACAAGGAGTTGAATATGGCTAAAGAAATAACAAAGTTTCACGCATTACAATTATTTACAGATACCTTTACTGCTGAAACTGTTCATTTAACTAATGAAGCACAAGGTATGTATATTAGATTGATTTGTTTTAATTGGACTAAAAATGCTAAACCTTTTACAACTGAATCAGCTTATAGAATATGTCAATGTAGATTAGATGAGTGTAGAGATATGGTTGATTTAGTTTTAAATGAATTTTTTATTTTAGGTAAAGATAAAAATACTTGGACACATAAAAGATTAACAGCAGAACACGAGTATTTAACAGCTAAATATAAGGATAGATCAGAAGCAGGAAGAAAAGGTGGTCTAGCAAAAAGTGAAAATGCTAGTAGCAAAATTATAGCACCTATACCTATACCTAAACCTATACCTAATAAACAATTATTAGTTGCATTTGAAGAATTTTGGAGTTTATTATATTATAAAAAAGGCTCTAAAAAATTAGCACAACAAAGATATATGAAAGAATGTAGGGATTTAAACCCTAAAGATGTTGCGGCGCAATTTAATAATTACTCTACTAAAATACAAGATAAACAGTTTTGTGCCCAAGTATCAACATGGCTTAACCAAAGAAGATTTGAAGATGAAGATACTAATAAGCCGATTGAAATAAAAGAACCTGATGTTTTTTATAAAGGTATCAAATTAAAAAAGACTGGCGAGTTTGGTCAAGAAATAGAATATACAGATGGTAATGGTGGTAAATACCAAAAGCATAAATGGAAGACTGATGCGGAAGTAATTAAAATTATTTAATCTCTGTACCAAGCACCCAAAGTATGCCAATTTTTATCTCCAACTTTAGGTTTTACTTTTGTATTCCAAGAATTAAACATATTTATTAGATTTGGTGCTAAACTATATCTCCAATTTTTTCTCGTAAGATGTATTTCTAATGTTATTTTTTTTACAAAATTAGGTAAAGGTTTGGTTAATAAATTATATTCAGAACCCTCACAATCCATTTTAATTGTTGATGGTTTAATTCTGTTTAAAACTTCATCAAAATTTTCAGCTTTAACTTTTATCTCGTTTCTACCTCTAAAAGCAGTAGTAGAAAAATTTCCTTTGTTAATACCTTTTGTTAAATAAAAACTTATTTCTTTTCTATCATCATTTACTAAAGCAGTGTTATTAGCTTTTATATTATTATAATTAGAAACATTTTTTAAACATAAATTAAAATTATTAATTTCTGGCTCATAACAATGTACTTCTTTAGCACCTTGTTTAGAAGCAACTACACTATAAGCACCAAAACAAGCACCTACATCTAAAACGACTTCATCTTTAGGTTGCATCCAGCTATAACATTTTACAACTTCATTTACTATCTGTTTATCATAAGTATCACTTCTAATAAAAAATCCTTTAAAATTAATTATGTTATCCATATCTCCCTTTCTCAAATGCTTTTTTCCAAAATATTTTAACATCGTATCTATGTTCCATACCCACCCAGTTCTTTGATTCTTTTTTAACTACATTTACAAATGGTTTATGTTTTTCTGCTAGTAATAATGCTGATCTTTTTTGCACTTCATAAGTTCTTCCTGATTCTGAACAACCTCCTGATTGATTACTTGCTTTCTGATTATGAGCAAACTCTGTATTTATAATTGTTCTATAACCAAATCTTAATAAATGTAAAACTACATTAAAATCTTCCATTACTTCCATCTCATTAAACTTGATATTATGTTTTTTAAGTATATCTGTATTAATAGCATAAACACTAAATATTCTTCCAAAGTATGTAAATTTTCCCTCAAATCTATTATTACCACCTTGTGCTGAACAACCAACGATAGCATAACCTTTTTCTAATCTTGTTTTATTAGAGTTGTATAATTCTAAAAAATCTTCATCTTTAATTTTATTTAATTTTATACTATTACTTTCTCTCCTTAAAAAACTTAAATCATCATCTATAAACCAAATATATTTAGAATCTAAATTTTCTACAACATATTGCCTTACATTACCTATGCCTTTGATATCATCAGGTAAAACTAAAAGATTTACATTATATTTTTTTAAATCTTCTTCTTCAAATTTATTACAAATTAAATAAGTATCAGGATAAAGTATTTTAGGAATTAAACTTAAAGTGATTTGACTATCAACTCTTTTATAAGTCGGTATGCATATTTTCATTTAATATACTTTCTTTAATTTTTTTGGCTCGTTCTAGTTCTTCTGGCAGTGCAGTTTTTTTAGTATTAGTCTTTGCCCTTTTTAACTCATATTCAGCATTACCGCAATAAATCATTTTTTCCCTATAATAACAAACTACACTTATTCTTTCATAATAACCTTTTCTAATTAATTCTGTATTACCATGTAATTCGTGAACATCAAAAATAGCTAAATCTCCATCTTTTAAATCTAAACCAATACCATATTTTGGTATAACTGTTATCCCTCCCTCATACTTACCAGTTGATATAACACCAAGATTACCGAAACCCTCTTTTAAATCTCCATTATCATAATGACCAGCAGTTCTAAAATTTTTATTTACTGTGACTGTGCTAAATGCAGTATCTTTAATAACAAAATCTTGACTTGTATTTTCTACCATTTTTTTTTGTATGTTATATCTTTTAGGTGCATACTGTTTAAAAAAATTATCAACGCATTTTATATAAGGCAAACATTTTTTAAATCCTTGAAAATTTCTTTGATTATACATTGTGCTTCTACAATAAGGTATTCTAGGATAACGATCGCTAAAACCTATTAAACCACTATTAACAGTCAAAGCATAAGATGTGTTTGATAACTTTCCATCTTTTAAATTTATTGGTGTATATCTAGTACCATCTATTCTCCCAATAGTTCTACCACCTATTTTATCTCCAACTTTATATTTTTGCCCTATTAAACCAGAAGCAAGACCTCTATTGTTTGATTCTCCTGCGGCTTTACGAAAAGATAATCTACAATTATCTAAAATATTTTTTGGTACAGCATTTTTTTTATATACAGCTAAAATTTCATCTTTCTCATTAACAACTTTAGTATCTTCTGTGATATGATATTTAATTAAATCATTTGTAAAAAAAGTTCCCTCTAACTTTTTTATTTCTTGATCAGTAAGTATCGGATTAAGTTTTATCTGCTTCATTTAACACACTTTTTAAAACAGCATCAGAAATATTATCAATATTATTTTCTTTGCTTATTTTACTAATTGCCTCCCTAAATTTTGATTCGTTTTCTGAATTAAAAAATAATTGAATCATCTTTACATCAGATAGGGTGTCTTGTGTTAAATCTAAATCTTCTTCTATATTTTCATTTAAACCAATATCAGCATCTTCACTGCTTTTTAAGAATAAAGTATCTAGTTCATCAGTAGTAAAACCCAAACTATCCAAATTATAATCTTTAGATAGTAAATCATTAAATTCAATGTTTAATAATTTAGTATCCCAAGAAGCATCTTGATTTAATCTATTATCAGCTATTCTATATGCTTTAGCTTGTGTATCTGATAAATCAGCTATCTGTACTGGAACTTTAGTAATACCAAGTTTTTTTGCGGCTTCATATCTTGTATGACCTACAACTATTGTATTGGTTTTATCAACTACTATCGGTTGTTGAAAACCAAACTCTTTTATGCTAGAAGCAACTTTATCAACATTTAAGTTTTTTCTAGGGTTGTTTATATATGGTATTATTTTATCTATTTCTATTTCTTGTATATCCATGGTGGTTTTTTAACACATAATGAAAAAAAATCAATCTCATAAACCTTTGATAGTTCCACAAAAAAGACACGAATTAACACCACAGGGCAAAAAATATACAAGTGTTGTAATGGTAAATGTAAGGGAATGTGGATTAGATTATATGTTTCATAGGCATTTAATAAATGATTATCAGCATAAAGCAGGTATTACTTTTAGAAAAATATTTGAGGGAAGTGCTATTGGTGGTATGAAAGGCAGGGATTATAGTATGTTTATTGATTCAGCTTCTAAAGATAAGGTTTCTTATACAGCATTAGGTTATATTTCACAGCTACGAGATATCCATGTAGTGCTAGGAAATAAAGGATTTTCAATAGCTTGTTATATTTGTGGCGAAGATTATTCATTAAAACAATGTAGATTGTTATTAAATATAGCAGAAAGATATATGGGTAGTAGGTTAAGAGAAGTTCTTGATGACCTTGCTATACACTTTGGTTATTATAAAAAAAAATTTTATTGATTTATGCGTACGAGTATGATAAGGGATACCGAATAATTGATAAAGGTGGGCAAAAAAAAATCCCCACCACCTATTTAGATGATGGGGATAGAGAGAGTTATTTAAGCATATTTTTTAGCAAACAGTTTATTTTTATTAAAAGCAACTTTTTTAGGTTGTTTGCTTTCTAAAAACCAAACTGCTTTTGATGCATAAGAAGCAACTTTCCAAAATAAATTAGAGTCATTTTCTAATCTAGATATCCAAATATTTAGATATTGAGCAGATTCTAATTTAGGTTTTGAAGTGATACCTAACTTACAACTCTGGATAGCTGAACCCATTTCAGCAACAAGTTCTTCCATCGCATAAGATGCTTTAGGATCAGGTTTGCCATCTTTAGTTTTAGTTTCTTCTACGAAACTTCTATTACATCTGTCTTTGTGCATAGTCCAATGAGTTAATTCATGCAATAAAACAGAATAATAGTTTTGAGTAGCAGAAGATTCTTGAGTAGATTTAAACTTACTCTTATCAACCATACTGATATGATCTTGACTTACATTGTAAAAACAAGATTCAGCTAAAAAAGGGTTCCAACTATCAGATGAAACCTTTACTTTAGCACCAGTATTTTTGACATAATCTTCAACTGAACTAATAGTATCAGCACCAATTATTGGCAAATCTTTTTCTTTTAGATTTGTTTGATCAAGGTTAAATACAGGATAAAATTTCATAGACCATTTATCTCGTTCTACGATTTTACCTGCATCTTTACCACGAACAAGAGTATGCTTTTCAGTAGTAGTAAAAGTTCCTACAACCCATGTAGCTTTTTCTCCTTTGTTAATCATACCCTTTTGACCAAGTTCATTTTTCATAGTGTTGATATGTTTTGCAGTCGCCCAAGTATTAGAAACATAATTCATTTGCTCGGCTTTAGCCCATAAATGAAATAAGTTAATACTTGCATAAGGTTTGCCAGTTATTTTTTTTGGCATACCTCTTTTGACCCAAGCAGTCATAAAGCTAGTTCCAGCAGTTTTCATTTGCTTAAGAACTAACTCTAGGATTTCTTTTGATTTGATATCAGAAAAAGTAGTCATTACTGACCTCCAATCATTACTTGACCAGCTCTTCTTTTACCATTGATAGCAAACTTATGATTGAAGAATATAAGTGCTTCGCCAACACAAAGGTTATATAGAAGATCAGCTTTTTCAACAAAGTTATATCCAGGCGATGTCACTTTATTGAATTTAGTATGTAAATATTTAGCTAACTCATCTTTATTTAAAAATGATTTAGTTTCAATTTTACCATCTTTAACGATATTTACTCTTAGTATTGTATTTATCATTTTAGTTTCTCCTTTTTTTTTGTTAAACATACTAAAGATTATATAAAAAACATGGGATAAGTAAAGCTAAATAATAGTTTTTATTAATTTTTATTAGTTAAATAAACAAGTAAAATAGAGGCTTATTTACTCTAATTAATAATAATTAATTAATTTCGTCTAAAATACCTATAATAAGTGCTATTTTCTATTAAATAGTATTATATTTGTTGGTTTTTTAATTTTTTTCGCTTATAAAAAAAGAAGTATGATAAACGAAAACAATGATGTAGGAAGACCACCTTATATTAAAACAGATGAAGATGCTAAAACTGTTGAAGCACTAGCGATAGCTGGAGTTAAACAATCTTTAATAGCTGACATTGTAAAAATAAGTGAACCTACATTAAGAAAAAATTTTAGAAAAGAACTTGATACAAGTAAAGCCAGAGCAAACGCAATTATATCACAAGCATTGTTTAAAAAGGCAAAAGATGGTAATGTAGTTGCACAAATATTTTGGTTAAAAACACAAGCAGGTTGGAAAGAAAAGAATGCACTCGAACTTACAGGAAAAGATGGAGA